CCAGAGGCGGCAGTGCAGAATGCGCTTTTCTCTGCGGAACTTTCTCTCGATGGAAACTGCCGTCCGATCAGCGGCATTCTCCCGATGGCGATTACGGCGCGGGAACATGGTCTCACAGAGTTTTACGTTGCACCGTCCAATGCAGATGAGGCACTTCTTATTGACGGACTGAAGGTCTATGCGGTCGAGAATCTGGCGCAGCTTGTGCGTCATCTGGCGGGCACGGAGAAGTTGACTCCTGCTGTGCCACACTCGACAGAGCAGAAAACGGATGCAGCCTTCACCGATGACTTTGCGGATGTGCAGGGACAGTATCAGGCGAAGCGTGCGCTTGAGATTGCAGCGGCGGGAGGGCATAACGTCCTAATGGTCGGCGTACCCGGTTCGGGCAAGACGATGCTGGCACGTCGGATGCCTTCGATTCTGCCGGAGCTGACGAAGGAAGAAGCCATCGAGATCACGAAGATTTACAGCATCTCGGGGCTGCTCGGAAAGGATACAGGGCTTGTGACGACGCGCCCCTTCCGCAGTCCGCATCATACATCCTCGACGGTGGCGATGATCGGCGGCGGGAGCATCCCGCGCCCGGGCGAGGTGACACTCGCGCATCACGGCGTGCTCTTTCTCGATGAGCTGCCGGAGTTCAGCAAGAAGACGCTCGAGGTGCTGCGCGAGCCGATTGAGGATCGCCAGATTACGGTATCGCGTGCGAATGCGACGCTGACCTTTCCCTCTAGTATCATTTTGGTAGCGGCAATGAATCCTTGACCGTGCGATTAACAGATACGGGTGATTCTCCAAAAACATAATGAACTTTGAGCGTTAAACCGTCCTCCGTAGAGATGGCAGTTATCTTTTTTATGAGTGTGTGGAAAATCTCAAACTTGAGATCGAGGCTAACAGTGGATGAATCTGTTAGCTTTTTTTTTATTTCGTTTAAAATCTCCAATGTAGTCTCCTGTTGGTCGAATGTCGCCGATGCTTCGCCACGGCTTTTCAGTGCGGATAGTTCAAATTGTACCGTGCTTTTCTTGTCTGCGACTTTTCTAAGCTGCTTTTCTACCTCTTCAAATGTAATCAGTTTTGCACGGTACACGTCCATAACGCGCTCGCGTTCGTTCTCACATTCTGCGAGCTGCATCTCTAACAGGTGTATTTGCTTGGCTGATTCTGTGGCCTTGCCTCGGTTTGCCGCTATCGCTTCGACAACCATGTTGGGATTGTTGATGTACTGCATACAATCTTCCCATACTTCACTTTCAACCCAGTCCATATTGACAGCTAAGGCGGTACATTTTTCTCTCCCCAGTTTTTTATACATGCGCTTTCCGTTGCATGTGTAATATCTTGTGCCCTTGTCGTTGACTCCGACATAGGTGCTGCCACATGCCGCACACTTAATAAGCCCGCGCAACAAGTATTTCGTTTTCGCGTTACGCATTGCAGTGAGCTGATTGTTGTGCATCACCTCCTGCGCCTCATCCCATATTTCCTTTGAGACGATGGCGGGTACTTCACGTTCAATCAGTTCTCTCCCGTGTGGAGAACGTTTGCCGTACCGATGCACGCCGTAATACGTTGTGTTTTTTGCGATACACAGGACGCGTCCCGTGAACCAAATACCGCGCGTATGATTGTGTCGCTTTCCTTTTATTCCACGAAGTACATAGGAAGGCGGGATTCCTAGACTATTAAGGCGGTGCGCTACTGCTATCGACGACATTTTTTCTTCGGCGATCAGATGGAAGATCAGACGGATAACATCCGCCTCGGACATCCCTGTTCCCGGAATCTCTGTTTCGTTGACTTCAAGGAACCGATCACCGTTGACAATGTATCCGTAGGGGACAATCCCGCCTAACCATTTGCCGGCCGCAGCGGCTCGGTTTGTTCCCAGCTGCATGCGTTGCAAGATATTGCTGCGCTCTAAGTCTGCGACTCCAGCGAGAATCGTCAACAAAAAGCGACCAGATGGGTCGCTTGTATCAAACGGCTCTGTCATAGACTTTAGCTTTACGCCGTATTGCTCAAGTTCATATATTGCATTGATGATTATGCGAGTTACACGGCCGAGACGGTCTAGCTTGAACACAAGGAGGGTAGAGAAAAGCCCCTCTTTTGCGTCTGAGAGTAGCTCTGTTCCAGCTGGACGCTCTTCGATCGGGAGCGTTCCTGTGATTCCGTCATCTTTGTAAATTTTGACGATGCGGATGCCGTTGAGATCACAGTACTTATTGGCGTACTCGATCTGTGATTCGATTGTTCCTCGTTCCGCCTGATCGTCTGTTGAGACACGGCAATATACTGCGGCTTCTTGAATTTGATTGGTGAAGTTCATGATGCGTGCTCCGTCTCAAATTACGTCCATAAAAGAGGAAATCTGTGGAGTTAATTCTTGTTAAGTCCATAAAACATATGATTTTGGTTCTTAGTGCACTGGGAAGAAATAGCGATATTTTCCTACTTAGAAAAATAACTAGGAAAAAACAGCCGATTTTTCCTAGTTATACATTCCTTGATCGAGTCAAGACATAGAGATAAAACAGAAGCGATAGGAGAACGCCAGTCAGTAGCACCACGGTTATGCCAACCAAGACAATATGCCATGTCTCTATGGGTATCAAGATGTTTCCAACACAGGAGATCAGCGTGTATGTAACGAGCATTTTTAGGCGATAGAGGTGATTGAGTACGCCCGCTTTTTTGAGCGTGACTGTGATGATCGTGGAAAGGAGCAAGAACAGGAGTGTTTGTCCTGCGCTTGCTCCAAGCAAATCAATCATGGGTTAACATCCACAAGTGGGGCTGAAGGTTCCGTCGCAGCACTTCGTCCGTCCGTTCTCGCATCCACATACACCTTTGTGGTGACTGCAGCAACCACGTTTGAGGTATATCATGCGATGGTTATAGGTGCCGACAATGGAGCCAAGCTCCGGTGGTGCCGCTTCAGAGGCAAGGACGAAGTTTGCAATAGATCCTTCTTCTGCTTGTGGGACTGCGGCAAATACTGTATGGGATAACAGCGCCACAAGCAATGTTGTGAGAATAGAGATGCATTTCATTATTCTTTCTCTCCCTTCATATCTACCATCGGCAGGCGACCTTTTTCAATATGTTTTGCGGCGTCTTTTAAGACCTTGACGTTCGTAAACCCATTTTGAAATAGAATCTGCGCTGCACGAATAGAATAACCGTCATCGGGGCATGAGCAAAAGATCATGTAAGCCTTTGCTTTATCTTGCTCAGCAATGAAGTCATCAAGAGGTTTCTTCTTGTATGGGTTAATCCATATCTCTCCGGGGACTTCTTTCTTACTCCGCGCTCTGCTCTGCTCGGAACGGACATCAATTACCTGCACGGCTTCTGGAGCTTTTAAGTATTCCTTTATCGTTATGAACGAATACTCAACTTGCTCCTTTTGTTGTGACTGCTCTGCTGATATAACACTGGCGTTCAGCAAAACGAGCAATAACATAATGGAGATGCGTAATAGGTTCATTTTCTTCCTCCCTTAGATAATGATGTAGAAGTCTGACATCACCTTTTGTTTAACTGCTTACGCAGATTGTATAGGTCTGATTCTAGGAGGTTGACTTTTCTCTCTAGATCAAAGCTGCTTGCCGTTACAGAAGAATCTACACTGTCGACATTATCCTCTAGGTTTGCAACTCTGTCATCGAGATCGTCGGTCTTCCCCTCGAGATCTAGGAGGTTGCTCTCTAGATCGCTGATTGAGGATTCCATGCTATCCACTTTCTTCAGGAGTTTTTTTGAGGGCGTGTTGTTCTTTTGAACGATCTCATGGAGGGACTTGATATAGTTTTGCTGCTGATAGGTGATAAAGCCGAGGATGATAGAGGATAGCAGAGAGAGCGAAGCGATGTAAAGGCAGATTTTATTGGTTTTATCCATGATGAAATTTTCCTAGTCATATATTGGGGCTAAAATCATAAAATCTGGAGTTGTGAACCAATTTGTCATGGAATAACTCCGCATAAAAGGAAATACCATAAGCAACAACGGTTCCTCGTGAATCAGGTGTTATCTTGATTACCATATTGATTTTGTCATCATTGAGAATATCTCCACGTTGGTTGTAGTATATAAATCGACGATAAGTCACTGTGTTTTGGATAATATCATATGTTTGCAATGTAAGAGCATAGTCTAACTCATTAAATCGGCTATCACCAACACGTTTGGCATATTCTTCTGCCCCCTCTTTAGTGAACACTTCCTTTTCCCAATATGTAATTTTTGTAGTATCCACCGTTTTTTTAGAATGTTCCATTGGATCGTTCTTTAACTCATAATGAATATCATCGAGATTGAAATAGATTGTGGATTTTTCGGTTTCCGACAGTTTCTCCCATGTAGCCTCCGCATATCCAACGTTTGCTGAGAGCATGACAAAGATAGTAATAACAAAGAAAAGTACTAACTTTTTCATGGTGATTACCTCCCTAATTAACCCCTACATAACTTAATCCAAAAAACTAAGGATGCCAGCCCTCAGCGAGAAAACGACTTACATAATATTCGCCTAAATCGTAACGATAGGACATGAGACACTCGGCAAATTCGTTTGCCTCATCCTCTATCCTACTGCTGGAAAAAGAAATGATATGCATGGAGAATGCAGCATATCCAGGGTGGCAAACGACATGACCAAGCTCATGGCAAAGTACTGCCGATTGCTGCCATTCTGCAAGATTTTCATTGATCATAATCAGCTTGCGACGCAAGATTCGTTTCCAGAACCCATTAACGGTCATAGGAAGATCAGAAAAAAGAACGACGCAATTAAGTTCTTTTGCCAGCCGATATGGGTCTGAAGTATCATACCGATCGACAAGGTTTCTCACTCGTAAAGGGATGTTCAGAGACAACAAACACACCTCCCTACATTTCTCTCTCGTTCCCTTATTTTTTATGCCGATTCTTCTCTTTGATATCCCAGAAGGCAAGCTCAAGTGCTTTCCTTACTCTTTCTTTGTCCTCTGCGTTTAGCACTACGCCGTTATATGTAAGTTCGTCGTCTTCAAGAATCTTTTCGAGCTGACGACGCGTGCGGGAATCCATGTGGGGGCGTGGGCGAGCTGGAGAAGATGAATTTTCCTTAATTAATTCTTCGACAGGGATACCGAAAACTCCGGACAGGACAACAATATCATCTTGATTAATTGTTGTAGTATAGCCACGCTCCCAGTTGGAGATAACTTGAGGGGACTTGTTGATCTTAAACCCAAGTTCTTTCTGCGTGAGGCCGTTTTCTTTACGGTAATATTTAATCCTTTCGCTGATGTTCATGGTTTCACCTCCGAAAAATATTTTACTTAATTATAGCATATATAACGGATTCTGTTATAAAAACTAACCGAATTTGAGATAAAAATTTAAAAACAACTTGACAATAACGGAATCCGTTAGTATTATATGAACAGTGGACTGTGTTTAAGGAGGTGATATAGTGTCTGTGAACGAAAATATTGGTCGTATTCGTCGCGCAAAAGGCGTTACTAAAACTCATGTAGCGAAAGCTTTGGGGATGAGCCTCCAAGGCTACCGTTATATTGAGAACGGTGATGTCCGGCTTGACGTCGAACGAATGAAGAAAATAGGAGATTCGTTGGGGGTGGATAGCACTGTTTTTTTGGATGATGAACTAACGGATTCCGTTATAGACGGGCAAAGGAGAAAATATGAAGGAGGTTAAGAAGACGCGAAAACCTCGCAAGCCGAGGCACAAGCTCACTCTCGTGAGCGAGCCCGGAACTGGCTCACCCGCTGAGATGTGGGAGAAGCTGGCGAAGATTGTCCTCGGGCGGGACGTGAAGTTCGTGGACAAGAGGAAGGAAGTGTGCAAATGAACGGATATGCTGAAGATATTATCCTCATGGCGGTTAAGGGCATCATCAGAACTGCTAAACAGATAGAAGATGTGCACTCGCATGAACTCGTAAAACGTGCTGCTGTCACATTACATGAAATCGCAGAGCTGATGGAGGCGGCGGCAAAAGAAAAAGCGCCCGAGGCGGCGGCAACCGCTCTGAGCGCAGAGAAATAAGATTTACACCGTGAGTATATCACGGATGAGGAGGAATAGCAAACATGAGATACAGGGTAAATTTCCGTATTGAGGGGGCTGTCGAGGTAACAGCCTCATCTGAGGAGGAGGCAGAGGAGATCGTCGAGGATATGGAGCGTAGCAAGATGCTCGAGCTTTTCGACTTCGATGAGCAGGGATTCTCGGCGGCGGCGTATGAGATGGATGAGGAGGAGTGATGGCTAAGCTGATTATGTCCGTCGCAGAGATGACGGACGAGAAGAAGTGGCTTGAAGCACGGAGCACAGGAATTGGCGGCAGCGATGCCGCTGCCATCGTTGGTCTCAACCGCTGGAAGTCGCCCTTTCAGCTCTGGCTTGAAAAGACAGGCAAGGCAGAGCCGGATGATCTCTCTGAGAACGAATACGTCTACTGGGGCAAGGTGCTCGAGGAGGCGGTCGCAAAACGATTCTGCGAGCTGACAGGAAAGAAGGTGCAGCGGCGCGGGCTCTTGCAGATGGATGGTTGTCCATACATCATAGCAAGCGTCGACCGTATGGTCGTCGGCGAGAACGCGGGCCTTGAGTGCAAGACTTGCAACGGCTTCGCGGCGAAGGAGTGGGAGGACGACGAAGTCCCCGCCGCCTACTATGTGCAATGTCAGCACTACATGATGGTCACGGGCTGCGAGCGGTGGTACATCGCGGTGCTCATCGGCGGGAATAGGTTCGTGTGGAAGGAGATTCCACGCAATGACAAAGAGATTGATCTCCTGTTCCAAGCAGAGACTGAGTTCTGGCATAAGGTGCAGGAGGGCATCATGCCGGAGGTGGACGGAAGCGAGAGCTGCAAGGATGCCCTCGTCGCAGAGTTTCAGGGCGGCATCGCTGAGCCGTTAACGCTTCCAGGCATGGCAGTGGGGATCATCGAGCAAATCCGTAAAATCGAGGATGCGAAAAATGACCTCGAAAACAACAGCGAGTTCTATAAGAATCAGCTCCGCAAGATGATGGGGAGCTACGAGCTCGGATATGCGGGAGATTACAAAGTCTCATGGAAGGCACAGGCGGGGCGCACAACCATCGACAGTAAGGCACTCAAAGAAAAGGAGCCGGAAATCTACGCCAAGTATGCCAAGCAGGGCAAGCCAACCCGAGTACTGCGGATCAGCTGACAGATAAAGAAGGGAGAAATCTATCATGGCAAGTGTAAAAGGCGGCGCAATCCAGAAAGCGCAGGAACAGAAGACCGTAGCGGCACAGCAGCAGAAGTCAATCAAAGACCTCATCATTTCGATGGAGGGGCAGATCGCGAAAGCACTGCCCTCCGTCCTTACTCCCGAACGCTTCACGCGCATGGTGCTCACGGCACTCAGCACGAATCCAACACTGCGTGAGTGTACGCCGGCCAGTTTTCTCGGAGCGATGATGCAGGCGGCGCAGCTGGGCGTTGAGCCGAATACACCGCTCGGACAGGCGTATCTTATCCCGTATAAAAACCACGGGACAATGGAGTGCCAATTCCAGCTCGGTTACAAAGGGCTTCTCGACCTTGCGTATCGGAGCGGTGAGGTCGTCATCATCCAGGCGCACGAAGTCTACGAAAACGATACATTTGAGTATGAGTTCGGGCTTGAACCGAAACTCAAACACATTCCGGCAACGGGAGAGAAAGGTGCGGTGACGCACTACTACGCTATGTTCAAGACCAAGAGCGACGGATATGGATTCCATGTCATGAGTCGCGCTGAAGTAGAGACTTTCGCGCAAAAGTACAGTTTCGCGTACAAGAAGGGCTATACATCTCCGTGGACGACAAACTTTGACGAGATGGCAAAAAAGACCGTTCTCAAGGCGTGCCTCAAATACGCACCGATCAAGACCGAGTTCGCGCGTACGCTGAGCGCCGACGAGACCATCAAGACATCGATCGCAGCGGATATGGTCAGTGAGGCGGACGAGACGGACTACATCGATGCTGAAGCCGTTGAAGTCGAGGACACACCCACTGAAGATTCGCCGAAGCCAAACAAGTTTATGAGTGCGGCAAAGGATGCGCCAGATAACGTTGACCCGGAGACGGGCGAGATCAAATGATTCTGGTTGGCAGCGTTGTCGGGGAGACGGACAGAGGTATTAATATCTTCGTCCCCTTCCCGGAGCGCATAGATAAGCTCTATGGCTGTCATGAGAGTGTTAGCGTCGAATTCGTGGACAAGCGGCGTATCAGTGCAGACCAGCGTAAGAAAGCCTATGTGCTGATCTCCTACATCGCTGCATGGTGGGGATATACCCCGCTGGAATGCATGAAGGAAATACTAAAGCTCATGTTCATCGGTGAGGCGGAAACGCTGCGAAGGTCATTCTCACTCTCGAACTGTGACATGACGACGGCCCGGCTGTTTATTACGTATCTCATCGACTTCTGTCTGCTTCACGGCGTGGACGTGGGAGAGCCGTTGTATCAGCTCTCAGAGGATATCCCACGCTATGTGTGGGCGTGCCTCATGAACAAGCGGTGCGCGGTGTGTGGGAGGAAAGCGGAACTGCATCACGTCGATGCGGTGGGTATGGGACGCAATCGCAAGGAAATATGCCACATTGGTATGCGGGCGCTGCCTCTTTGCAGGGAGCATCATACGGAGATACATGCAGTAGGGCGGGAGGATTTTCTAAGGAGGTACATCCTTGAGCCGGTGAAGATTGACGAGCGGATCGCGGATGTGTACCGATTGTGGAAGAATAGGAGGTAAAGATATTGTTTATCGTTAAAGACTTGGAACGGCTGAGAGAGTATGGATTTAAACCATTGGGATATAAAAATTCCAAGGGACTTGAAATCTATCAGAAGGAGATAGGTGTATCCAAATATGATGGCGCAATCGCAACTCTAGAACTTATTGTGAATGCTCAAGGGGCAAGAGAGAATGAAGTTATGATTTGCTGTGATGCAGATTTTGTCTCAAGTTTAGATGATACTCGCGCTGTCATGTGGGACTTTGAAGAAATTTCTGAGATGCTGAATGATGATGTGATTGTGTGGAGCAAGCTCCCTAGACCATAGAAAAGCGAGGTGAATGGTGTGTTGACGCTGATTGATCGGTTCAGAATGTTTGCGAGAGCTGCATCGGCGGACGATCGAATCGGCTCCATCGAAATAGCGGTTTATACAATGCTGCTGAGCATTGACAATGACCTGTTGTTTCAGGAGTGGTTCGGGTGCTCTGATCGTCGCTTGCAAGATATGACCAACGTCGGAAGCGTGAATACCATCACAAAAGCAAAGAATAGGTTGAAGCAGCTCGGGTGGATTGATTTCAAGACGGCCGGCAAAAAGACAACCTTGTATAAATTGACTACCCCTGTTGCGACAGTATGTGAGACAGATACTGAGACAGTATGTGAGACAGATACTGAGACAGTATGTGAGACAGATACTGAGACAGTATGTGAGACATTAATAAGACAAGACAAGACTGCTAGACAAGACAAGACTGCAGCAGCTGCAACGCGCGCGCGCGAGGAGGGCAACTCTCTCGCAGAGGTGGTGCAGGTGTTCGAGAATAACATCCACCCCGTCGCAGGGAAGATCGAGCAGGACGCTCTTGTTGACCTCACGGACGAATACAGTGCTCTCTGGGTGACAGAGGCGATCAAGGAGGCGGCGTTATCCAACGCACGAAATCTGCGTTATATCACAGCGATTCTCGAGCGGTGGAAGCGTGAGGGATTCAAGGCACCTCGGAAAGGAGTGAAGAGCAGTGGAACAGGCAGGAGCAATCGTCCAGCGGTTGATGCAAGCCGGTATCAAGATTTCATCGAGGCCGACAAAAACTATACCCCTCCGTGGGAAGTACGACCTAACGACGGAGGAGATACAGCGGCATCGGGATGAGATCGCGGACATCGAGGCAGCGCAAGATCTCTGTCGGGGGTGCAACGGTGAGAGCTGCAAGCAGCCGTCACGGGGGATGATTCCGGTCGTGGACACGTCCTATGGGCGATTCTGCCATGCTCTCCGTCCCTGCAAGCATGAGCGCAATCGGCGGGAGCGTATGCGGATTGCGCGGCTCTTTGCCTCTGCGCGGATTCCTCGGGCATACGAGGGAGACACGTTCGCGGATTATGACATCATGGACGGCAACAAGGGCGCGGTAGCTGCGGCACACCTCATGATCGCGGGGGAGATTGGCGGTCTGTTCATCCACGGTGTCCGTGGCACAGGCAAGACCAAACTTGCGGCGATCATTGCCAATGAGCGGGCAAGGGCGGGGCATCCTGTGCTCTTTGCTTCCGTGCCTGATCTGATGGCAGATATTCGCGGCTCGTTCAAGGACGGCAGTACTTCGGAGACGGTTCAGGCGGTCAAGGAGACGCCCTTCTTGGTTTTGGATGACCTCGGGAGCGAGAAGATGAGCGAGTGGGTCGGCGAGCAGCTCTTTTGCATCGTCAACTACAGGTACAACGAGCGCTTGCAGACGGTTGTCACAAGTAATTACAGCCCGACACAGATCATCGCGCACATGGCAACGGTGGACAGGGACGGCAACGTGATTGACGATATGCAGGGGCAGCGCATCATGTCCCGTATCTACGGGATGTGCGAGAGGGTAGAGATCAAGGGCGCCGACTGGCGCATGAAAGGAGCGTGCTGAGATGGCAGAGATTGACATGACAAAGCCGCAGCCGTGCAACATGTTTGACGTTGTGGATGGTGAGGCGTGGGCAAAGGAACTGGGCAAGCACATGTATGATGTCGTTAGAGATGTGATATACATGGATCAGTTCTTTGATTGTATAGAGCGTGCGGATGAAGAGGCTCTCGCCGAAAAACTCACGGATATCATCACGGTCTGCACGTCGTGGCTTGCCGCGCTCGGCTATGACGAGGAGATGCGCGGTGAGCTTCAAAAGCGAATCAACGAGAAGAACAAGGCGCGCGGGTATTTCTGAATGCGTGTCGGGTTGATCGATGTGGACGGGACAAAGTTCCCAAATATAGTGCTCATGAAACTATCGGCGTGGCACAAACAGCAAGGTGACAGTGTTCGTCTGCTGCGCCCCGAAGACGTTCTGCTCGGCGGTGATCTGTTCGGCGGCTATGACAAGCTCTATGCTGCGTGCGTATTCACGGCAAACGCTGAGACAGCGCAGCGGCTTGAGGACATCGGTGCAGAGGTCGGAGGGACGGGAATATCTCATGCGATCACTTTGCCTCACGAGATTGAGCACGTCTATCCCGATTATGCCCTCTACGGTGACACAGCGACCGCCTACGGATTCCTTACACGAGGATGTCCAAGGGCGTGTCCCTTCTGCATTGTCGCAGGGAAAGAGGGGAGGGAGAGCCGCAAAGTGGCAGACCTGAGCGAGTTTTGGAGCGGTGAGAAGACAATCAAGCTGCTTGACCCGAATTTGCTTGCAGCATCGGAGCACATGGAACTCCTCGGACAGCTTACAGAGAGTGGCGCGTGGGTGGACTTTACACAAGGGATAGACGCGCGGCTCCTCACGGCGGAGAATATCGACCTGCTGAATGTGTGCAAAGTCAAAATGCTCCATTTCGCATGGGACAATCCGCGTGATGAGATCGTTCCTCGTATGCTTCGGATGTTCGCGGAGAAATCGACGGTGACGGACTACCGCAAGCGTAAGGTGTACGTCCTCACAAACTATTGGAGCACGCACGCGGAGGATTTACGGCGGGTGTACTGGTTGAGAGAGAATGGCTATGACCCATACGTTATGATCTACGACAAGCCGCACGCGCCGAAAGAAACAAGGCAGCTGCAACGGTGGACGAACAACAAGATCATCTTTCGAAGCTGTGAACGATTTGAAGATTATCGGAGGTGAAGAACATGGATGAGTATCATCCCTGCAAGAAGCCTGACCCGACGGCGCGGGAGGCGATTGGGAATGTGATGCGGGCACAAAAACAGGAGACCGCAGGGGAGCGACGCCGGAAAGCTGTGCCGAAGGATATGCGCCGTGAGGTCTATGAGATGTACGACGGGCACTGCGCGTATTGTGGTAAGGAGATCGACATCAAGGACATGCAGGTCGATCATGTGCAATCCGTCAAACTCGGCGGCGCGGATGAGATCGAAAACTACCGCCCCGCGTGCCGCTCGTGCAATTTCTACAAGTCCACGATGAGTGTTGAGGGCTTGCGTGAACAGCTGGGACTTATCATCGGGCGGCTCGAAAAATTGTTGACGTTCCGCCTTGCTCTTGCACACGGTTTGATTCGGCTCACAGGCAGACCCGTCAAATTCTATTTCGAGGAGTATGACCGATGATTCTGCATACACGCAGGAAGCCAAACAAGTACAACGCACGCAAGACAACGGTCTATAGGCGCACCTTTGACAGCAAGCGCGAGGCGGAGTGGTATATGATGCTCCGCGAGAAACTGAGACTCGGCGAGATCAAGCACCTTGAGTGTCAGCCAACGTACACCTTGCTTGAGGGGTTCCGGGACAACCAAGGCAAGCCGCAGAAACCAATCACCTATACACCGGATTTCCTCGTCGAGTATGATGATGGCCGGCGCGAGGTGATCGAGGTCAAGGGTGTGCGGACGCGGGACTATCAGCTGCGAAAGAAGCTCTTTCTCCACATGATGCGGGAGACAGATATTGTTTTTAGGGAGGTACGGTGATGACGCTCGGTAGCTTGTTTGACGGAATCGGCGGATGGCTCCTTGCGGCGCGTCATGCAGGGGTAACACCTGTATGGGCAAGTGAGATTGAGCCGTTTCCGTGCTCTGTGACGGCGCGGCATTTCCCGAACGTGAAGCAGTTCGGGGACATTACGCAGATTGACCCAGACGAGATAGATCCTGTGGACATCATCTGCGCGGGCAGTCCATGTCAAGATTTGAGTATTGCCGGGAAAAGAAAGGGGCTGGATGGTGAACGCAGTGGCTTATTCCGAACAGCAGTTGAGCTTGTTCGAAGAATGCGAATACGCACGGGGGGGCGGTATCCTCGTTTCTTTGTCTGGGAGAACGTGCCTGGAGCATTCTCGAGCAACAAGGGCGCTGATTTTAGAGCCGTGCTTGAAGAAATCGGACAGATCGAGATTCCAATGCCTTCAAATGGGAAATGGGCGAACGCAGGACTGGCAGAACTGCCTAAGTGTGACATTGCATGGCGCGTCCTCGACGCTCAATATTGGGGAGTCCCCCAACGTCGCCGTAGAATCTTCCTTGTCGCGGATTTTGCAGCCGATGGAAGACGTGCCGGAGAAATACTATTTGAGTCCGAGGGCGTGTCTGGGGATACTGCGGAGAGCACAGAAGAGAGGAAAGGAACTGCCGGAGGAACTGCGGATTGCGCTCGAACGTCAAGCGATGCTGTGATGCCATTTGACACAACACAAATCACATCCCCTCTGAATGGCAATCGCCCACAATACGGAGATCCATGTCATCCACTGTGCGCTACCGCCCATATTCCCGCTGTTGTTATTAAGACGGCAGGTTTTATCGGGAAAGCTGCTCCCTCTGCGGGAAACATCGGCTATGCAAAAGAACTCGCCCCGACCCTGCTTGCAGGGAAAGAAATGCACGTCGCAGTCTACGACATGACGCACGCGGATGAGGTCATGCGTCCCGTCAAAGATGGCATTGTCCCGACGCTCAACGCGCGTATGGGAACAGGCGGGAATCAAGTCCCCGTGGTAAACGCTTACTGCATCGCAGGAAATACCATTGACCGCAAGATAGAGAACGGCGGTAACGGGAAGGGCGTACTTGTAGAGACAGCATACACGCTGAACACAGTTGACCGTCATGCGGTCGCAGAAATCTACGGAGCGAAGTCCTATAGCGAATACGAAGCGGGAAAAGTCGCAACTCTGCGTGCATCGGGGGGCGCATATGGCGGGGGCAGCGAAAACCTCGCGCTATCATACTCCATCGTGCGCCGCCTCACACCAACCGAATGCGAACGGTTGCAGGGACTAGAGGACGGATACACCGATGGCGGTAGCGACACAGCCCGCTACAAGGCACTCGGAAACGGCATGGCGCAGCCGTGCGCGGATTATGTGATTCGACGGATTGTTGAAGAGACGAAGGAGGCATGAGAAAAATGGCAGAACAGAAATATCCGCAGGACGAGGAACAGAACGAATACCGCTACATTTCGGCATCGTGGCTGGATGAAATTGCCAAGGGACTGACAAAGGGAGCAGCAAAACATCCGGGTGAAACGTGGCGAACCATCCCATCGGACGAACACCTTTCCCGTGCTATGCGTCACATCAACCTCTACCGAATGGGGGATAGGACTGAACCGCATATCATCAACGCGAGTATGCGCTTGATGATGGCGTTTTGCACTACACTTGATGATGATGTGATTCACGCACACAAGAGCAAGCATTATCACGAGGAGTTATCCAAACATTATTTACGTGAGATAGAGGAGAGCCGTGAAACAGATACTTGACGCTTGCTGCGGATCCAAAATGTTCTGGTTTGACCGCGAGCATCCGGCAGCCGTGTTTATGGACAATCGCAGCTTTGCAAAGACGCTATGTGATGGGCGCCGATTCGAGGTCAAGCCCGATCTGATCGCGGACTTTCGAGAGATTCCATTTCCCGACGGGAGCTTCCGGCTTGTTGTATTTGATCCACCGCACCTGTGCAGAGCTGGAAAGAGTTCATGGCTCGGCATCAAGTACGGTGTCCTCGATAGTACGTGGCAGGATGACCTGCGCCGGGGATTCGAGGAGTGTATGCGTGTACTGAAACCTCATGGGGTATTGATCTTCAAGTGGAGCGAAGATCAGATCAGCACAGCGGATGTATCGCAAAAATCTGGTTGAAGTTGCTGAATATCAACCAAAAACGGGAAATATGACACTTATCTACGCGGAAAACGAGATGAAGGAGCAAAGAACATGAATAAGAAATACGCCTACATCTACGACCTTTACGGGGAGGGGTATTGGACGGGATTTGCAAGCGTTGCGGAGGCTCTTGCGGCGGCGCGAGAGCGCGAACCTGATGCATTGATTGTCTACATCACCGAAACAGAAGAGTATGTGCCGCGTGTCTGGTATGACAGCGTGATCGACAATTTGCAAGAGGCGTGTGATGATGAGTGCGCAGGATGCTATGAGGGGTATCTTGATGACGCGTCCGAAAAAGACAAAAAGGAACTGGGTGATATGCTCACGGCTACATTCGTACAGTGGGCAAAGGAACGCGGTATCAAGTATTGGGTAGATATTCCTGCCACGAAAAAAGGTGTCCTGTATGATCTGCAAACAGGAAAGCCCGTAGAGGAGGAATCCGAATGAATCACTTTGTAGGAATCGGACGGCTCACGCGAGACCCGAATGTAAAGTACACGCAGAGCGGGAAGGCTTACGCCTCGTTTACGCTTGCGATTGACCGCTTCGCCTTTCGCTATGCTCTGCCCCGACAATCCTATGCGCTGTCTCTCGTGTCCGATCTCGTCCTGCGGCGCGTGGATGAGTTTGAGGATTGGCAGTTGCGAGATATGATTGGTGAGATCGAGGCACATTGGGAGGAGAACAATGAGATCCACCCGATAGACCGAGATGTGCAGCGGCTCTTTCGAGATCGGCTGCGAGGAGCACTTTTGGAACGCGGTGTAGCACAGGCGGTATAAGAAAAAAGAGCGGCACATAACCGCTCTTTTGGTGTGTAGACAGGAGGAAACAGAGTGAGAGAGTACGGCGACTATATCAGGGAGACAAAGCGGCTTTTGCAGAACTATGCAAAGATGAAGGTCGCCGTCACGAATCTCACAGAGGAGATTGAGGCACAGGAGATGATCTTGCGTGACGAATCCATATCCTCTATCCAATACGGAGATGACCGTATCTGTGGAGGTACAAGGGAACTGACGATTACGGAGGCGGCTGCTGCACGGCGCATTAAGTTAGAGGGGCATATCGCTGATATGCGGATCCGCAGAGATGAAATAGAGCGCACAATACGCGCGATCGATCGAGCCTTTGAGTCGCTGGATGATGCGGATATAGAGCTATTACGGGAGCGGTATATGCGCGGGCAGTCGTGGGTAGAGATTGCTGAGGCGCTGAGCTATACGGAGAAGTGGGTGCGTGATAAAGGCGGGAAGGCTCTCCGTGATGTAGCGCTCATGTTGTTTGGAGTTATTGTGACACCTGCACAATTGAAAATAGGATTTTGATATAATAGAATATAGCTTGTATATTGGAGGGGATTAAAATGATATATGTTTTGATTATTGCTGTGATATTTTCTTTCATGTGTTACAGAAACAATAGATCAGATATCGAAAGATGTATTACAGGGATATTGCTAATAATTTTTTCTATGGCGATTTATTTATTATGCTTGAATTTTGGAGCATATCTTTTTTCTAAAGATAATTTCTATATACTTGTGGGGGCCATTTCGGCATTTATGGTAACAATATCTAAATATTTATTTTCTGAATATCCACGAATATGGTATCCGTTATTAATGAGTGTTTCCTTTGGATGGGGAGCTTATTTCATATGTATTATATTTAATAAAGCTGACCTTGTTAGAGCTTTTTCTGGGTTATCAATAGGTTGTTTTGTTTGGTTTGTGGAATTATTAACAAAACTAATAGCTAAAAGGATAACATCAAGGCGTAGATGACTTATAAAGAACCTTCAACATACATTTTACTTCCGTTTTTGTTCCGTTTTACTTCCTTTTTTTCGATGGAAAATGTGATATGATACTATCATCGAAAACTGAACACAAGGGCATTGCTTGCGCGGTGTCCTTTTTGTATGCAGAGATTGTATCTATACATGGCAATTTTGACAGCAATAATGCATATTGCTGGTGCGAGATATAAATTTCTGCGATTTTTTATACTTCGTATTCGTGAAATGTAAAATATCCGGATTTTTTATAAGTAAGGAGGTGAGTATATGCAGCAGCTGCAGGAGAATTTTTGTGTGGAATTTGTACGTTGTGGAAGCAACGCGGAAGCCTACAAGAAAGCGGGTTACAAGGTCAATTCAGATAAAGCTGCTGCTGTTTGTGCTACCAAATTGCTAAAAAAGGCTAATATCCAAGCCCGAATTGCTGAACTTCGCAAAGAATTTGCTTCCAGCAAAATCATGGATGCGGCAGAAAGGCGTGAATTACTTACGCAGTTTGCCCGTGATGAGGAGACGGCAAAGCCGGATCGTCTCAAAGCAATGGATTTGCTCAACAAGATGGATGGGGTATACATCAACAAAACGCAGGTGAGCGGTACAGACGGTGGCCCCTTGACATTCCGATGGGAGGGCGGCACATGAGCGAGATTGTGATACCGTACACGCCGCGTCCGATCTGGAAAGACACGATTCATCCTGCACTCTCCAAGAATCGTTTCGCGGTGCTTGTCTGTCACAGGCGATTCGGAAAGACGGTCGGCACGGTCAATGAGATGATACGTAAGGCGATACTCAATGACAAAAAAGCGCCTGTATACGCCTATGTTGCACCATATCGCAATCAGGCAAAGCGTGTGGCGTGGGAGTATCTCAAGTACTACACGAACCCTATACCGGGGCGAGTAGTGAATGAATCGGAGCTCTATATCGAACTGCCGACACGGCACGCAAGATCACCGGGGGCAAGGCTCTATATCATCGGCGCAGATCATCCCGACGCATTGCGCGGCATCTACCTCGACGGTGTTATCCTCGACGAGTACGCAGACATCAAGCCAGAACTCTGGGGCGGTGTTATCCGTCCTGCGCTTGCTGATCGGCAGGGCTGGGCGGTATTTATTGGCACGCCGAAGGGGCAGAATCAATTTTATGAGATGTACCAGCACGCGGAGAAATCGGCGGGTTGGTACTCTTGCATTTATAGGACTGATGAGACAGGTGTGCTTCCTGCCGAAGAGCTCAAGGACATGCAGGCGCAGATGACAGAGATGGAGATTCGGCAGGAGCTTTTATGTGACTTCACGGCGTCTGCATCTGATGTGGTTATCCCGATTGACCTTGTTACGGCCGCCGCAAACAGGCTGCTCAAGGATGATGATGTACTCGGACAGCCTGTGATCCTCGGCGTGGATGTAGCGCGGTTCGGCGATGATCGTACCGTTCTTTGTGTGCGTCAAGGGCTATGGCTCAAAGAGGTGCGCACATTTACGGGGCTTTCCACGATGGAGACTGCAAGCCGTGTGATTGACTGTATCAATCAGCATCATCCGCATGCGACATTTATCGATGCGGGGGCGATGGGTGCAGGTGTGATTGATCGTCTGCGGCAGCTGCGCTATCAGGTGTCGGAGGTCAACTTCGGCGAGATGGCGATGGATGCGGCGCGTTACGCCAATATTCGCGCGGAGATGTATTTTAAGTGCCGCGCATGGCTTGAGGCGGGCGGCGCAATCCCGCAGAATGCGGAGCTCAAGACAGAGTTATCCACGGTAGAGTACAAGTTCAATCCGACTGGGCGCATCATTCTGGAGCCAAAAGACAAACTCAAGGAACGGACGGGGAAAAGCCCTGATCTTGCCGATGGGTTTGTTCTGACGTTCGCCCGACCGGTTTATATAAATCCGTCTGCGGGAGGGATTGGAGACGATGCCTCATCGGCAGAATACGATCCGTTTGCGGATATGTGACCCTTGAAAGGAGGAATGTGGTATGAAGTTTGATTTGCAGTTGTTCGGCGGCAGTGGAGGCGGTGGCAGTGCTCCGCCAGTGAAACAGAGTGCGCCGGGTTCTACTGCTGCTGCGACGATTGACAGCGCAACTGCGGGAGAGCGTCAGTCGATCCACGATAAGCTTGCAAAAGCAAGAGGTCGCGCGTCAACGGACAAGACGGGTGGCCTTTTTGGCGGGATGTCGGATATGATGAGCAACATCAAAAAAGCTCTGCTGGGTGAGTGATCTCTATGGCACAGATGCCAAAAGCAATACAGGAGATGCTGCGCGACAGCGATGCCATCCGCCGCAAGAAAAATCTTGTTACACAGATGATGACCGAGCGTACGCAGTTCGAGAGTACATGGAAACAACTCAGTAAGTATATCAATCCGACGCGCGGACGTTTTGACGATGAGGACAAGACACAGGACGGCAGACGCCGCGATTATTTCCTGCTTGACCCATATCCAATGGAGGCGAGCGGGAAGTGCGCAGCAGGGCTGCATTCGGGGCTTACGTCACCGTCTCGTCCGTGGTTTGCACTCGGACTTCAGGACAAGGAGCTCGCGGAGTATCACACGGTCAAGCTGTGGCTTGAGGAGTGTCAAGATGTGCTCATGGGAATCTATGCCAAGAGCAATATCTATAACATGCTGCTCAACATCGAGGCGGAGCTTACGCAGTTCGGCACGGGTGCAGCACTTCTTCTGGAGGACTTCAACACAGGCGTTTGGGCACGTCCCTACACCTGCGGTGAATATGCTGGCAACGTGGATGCACGCGGGCGCGTGGTGCAGTTTGCGCGAAAGTTCAAACTCAATGCGTGGCAGATGGTGGATGAGTTTGGGGAGGATGTTGTGAGTGATGCGGTGCGCAATGCGTATCGCGCGAAGAATCTCAAAGACTATTTCCCTGTGACAATGCTCATCGAGAAGAACGCCGACTATAACCCCGATTCAAATGCCCTGCTCAACTTCAAGTACAAGTCCTACTATTTCGAGGATTCGCAGACAGATGTGTTTTTGAAGGTCAGCGGGTATCACGAAGTCCCGTTTCTGATGCCGCGCTGGACGGTGATCGCCAACGGGATTTACGGCGTTGGACCCGGACACAATGCGCTCGGAAACTGTATGCAGCTACAGAAGATCGAGAAGATCAATATGCGTCTTTTGGAGCATCGCTCCGACCCCGCGTTGATTGTCCCGTCCTCGGTTGGCAAGGTCAACCGTCTGCCGGGCAAAGAAACACTTGTGCCGGATAGCATGATCAATGGGATTCGCCCGCTCTATGAGGCGACAGGTGATCGCGGAGAGGTCATGCAGACAATCCAGTACAAGCAGCAGCAGATCGGCGCGGCATTTTACAACGACCTCTTTGTGATGCTTGCACAGCAGGACAATCCGCAGATGACTGCCCGCGAAGTTGCGGAACGGCACGAGGAGAAACTTTTGATGCTCTCTCCTGTATTGGAGCAGATGCACAACGAGGTTCTTGCACCGCTCACACGGCGGGCGTTTGAAATTTGTTACCGCAACGGGCTTTTGCCACCGTTGCCGGAAGAACTGAGGGGACAGGAGGGGAGTATCAAGGCGGAATTTATTTCGCTTCTTGCACAGGCCCAGAAAGCAGTTGGAACAAACGCAATGGAGAAAACCCTTGCGATTGCAGGGAATCTCATGGGTGCGTCGCCTGAGATCATGGACAACCTTGATCTTGATGCGGCAATCCGCGAGCATGCGCAGATGTCCGGCACGCCTGAAACAATCATGCGTGATGAGCAGGATGTGCAGAAGATGCGACAGCAGCGTGCGCAGCAGATGCAGCAGGAACAGCAGATGCAGCAGGCGGCAGCGATGGCAAAGCCGCTGAGAGACAGCGTAGAGGCGGCAAGGCTTCTCTCCGAAACGCCGGTCAATGAAAACACGATTGGCAGCATTCTGGGGGGAGGTTGATGTATGGATTTAGATACACTCGAAAACATTATGCGGCGTCCGGAAGGGCGTCGTTTTGTTTTGGAGGTACTTGACCTCTGCGGCGTAGATCAACACTACACCACAGGAAACGGGCGTGAGGACATATTCTCCAACGGGCGGCGTTCGGTTGGTGATGAAATCCTGCGCTGCATCCGCCGCATTAAATCCGGCAATGAATCAACAGATGGTCTTGCGTTGGAATATGCCATGCGCCGTGAGCATCAAAGAAGAATGGAGGAATTAGAACATGGACGAGATGACGACGACTGACCCGCAGGGAGGAGAGGGCACACCACCCGCACGGCCGCTGGAGACACCCGCTGCGCCGCCGCAGAATCCGCCGGGTGGACAGCAGGACACACCTCCTGCAACACCCCCTGAAAATCCGTTTGGCTTTCAGCAGGAGGAGCCTGTTATTCCCGATGTGTATGAGTTCAATCTTCCCGAAGGTTTGACAGTCTCGGATGAGCAGAAAGAAGCGTTTACGGCCGTCGCAAAGGAAGCAAGGATGACGCAGGAGCAGGCAAACAGCCTGCTCAAGATGCATGCAGACATTGTGATGGAGCAGCAGCGGCAGGCGGAAGAGATCAAGAACCAGTGGATGAATGAGTGCGCTAAGCAGGGGCTCAATACCCCCGAGAATCTTGCGGCGGCAAAGATCGCTGTGGATACGTTCGGCGGCGGCGATGCCATGAACGCCTTGATTGAATCCGGTGCTGCGTATCATCCGGCGGTACAGGCGTTCTTGCAGCGCATCGGTCATCTTCTGAAGGAGGACAATGCGCCTGACGGCAAGGCGGCGACACAGCCGTCGGCAGCAGATGTGCTTTTTGCGAACAGTAAGTATTAAGAATTGGAGGAACAAAACATGAGTGATTGCGTAACTTTGCATGAGTGGGCGGCGCGTTTCGGTGCGCAGGGACAGCTTAAGGAGCAGAAGATCATCGAACTGCAGAGCAAAACCAACCGTATTCTGGACGTGATGCCGTTCAAGCAGTGCAATACAAAAACAATGGAGGAGGCTCCGGTTCGCGCAGAGCTTCCGGATGTGGCATGGCGTATCATCAACAAGGGCGTAAAGCCCAGCCACTCCAAAAGCAAGATGGAATCCTTCACGTGCGGTGGCATGGAGGCCCTTGCGCAGATTGATGAGAAGTTGATGCAGATCAACGGAAATGACAACGCATGGCGTCTTTCTGAGAACATTGCGCATCAGGAGGCAATGAACCAGGAGATGGCGGCCACCTTCTTCTACGGAGACGAAAAGGTCACCCCGGCGAAGTTCACGGGGCTTTCTTCCTACTATTACAGCAAGACAACACAGGATCGGATTTGGGCAGACCAGATCATCGACGCGGGCGGCACGGGAAGTGCCCTGACATCTCTGTGGCTCGTTGGCTACAGTATGGATACTATCTACGGCATTTTCCCTGAGGGTACGAGTGCTGGATTTAGGTATAAGGATAACGGTCGGCAAGCCCTGTTCGATAAGGAAGGGAATAAGTATTACGGCTACGAATCGCAGTACAACTGGGATATGGGGCTCTGCGTGCGTGACCCGCGCTATGTTGTGCGTGTTGCCAACATTGACACGAGCAAGCTTGCAGGGACGGAAGCAGATGCATTTGTCGAAAACCTCATTCGTGCGTACAACCAGATTGAGAATCCCGACAAGTGCACGATGGCATTCTTCGGCAATCGCGCCGTCCAGACGTATCTTGACATCCTCGCGTCCAAGAAGACAAATGTGCGTCTCTCGATCGACGAGTTCGGCGGCAAGAAGATCACGCATTTCTGGGGCGTCCCGGTTCTGCGTTGCGATGCAATCCTGAACACTGAGAGCAAGATTGACTAAGGAAGGAGTATAGGTTATGGCTTATATTGATAACGAATTGATCTTTTGCAATGACGTTGCAACGGCGGCATCCGTTACGAGTTCGGTGCTTGACATCGGGCTCGGCGGTGCGTTCGTACATCCGCTTTTTATCGACGTTAAGCTTACCGCGCCAGTCACGTCGGGCAAGGTGGAGACGATCACGGTTCAGTCCTCGGCGACGTCGGCGTTTGCTTCGCCGGTTACTGAGATGAGTGTAACTGTGCCGACCTCTATCAACCAGACGAAGAAGGCGGCGACGCTCGCGCAGTTCTATGCACCGATTCGCACGGGCAATCGTTATGTGCGCCTTGTGATTGCAGGAACTACGCCGACGGGCGGTAAGCTTACGGCGTACATGAGCTCTGGAACGGCGGTGAATCTCTAATGCGATATCGCGTGAATACGACCTGTCAGTTTCGCAACAGGCTCTATGAGAAAGACGAGGTTGTTGATCTTCCTGCGGAGGTGGAAGTGCCTCCGTATTTTGATGCGTTGGAAGAGGTTGCGCCGCCCGTGCAGGATACTCCGAATGAGGGCGATGTGAACGACGATACGCCGCCCGTGCAGGAGATTCCGACGACGGCAAAGAGAGGACGCAAGAAATAAGGAGTGGGGCTGATGTATGGGGACAAGTGTTTTCGTGCGTCAGCCCCTTTTCTCTTTAAGGAGGTGGAATGATGGATAAGATCGATGTTTGCAATCTCGCACTCTCGCGAATTGGGATTGATACAGTCGAGGCACTCACAGAAGCAAGTGAGCCGGCGCGTGTATGCAGTCAGTTTTACGATCATTGCCGCCGCGTCGTATTGCGAAAATATCCGTGGACGTGGGCAACGCGTCGAGTGCAGCTTGCAGAGCTCACGGATAAGCCGCAGGGCTATTCCTACGCCTATCGTTATCCTGCGTCATGCGTTGCGCTGCGCAAGCTCTATAATGGTCATTTCGACAACATCCCTGCGTATACGGGGTATCAGATTGTCAGTGACAAAGAAGGGCGCGTCATCTATACCGATGTAGCGAATGTCTCGGCAGAGTATACGGCAGACATCGAGGACACAGGTCTTTTTGATGATCAGTTTGTCGAAGCCCTCAGCTGGAAACTTGCTGGAGCTATTGCATTTAAACTCACAGGAAATGCACAGCTTCCGGGATATTGCGAAGAACAATATACGGCGCTCTTTCTGGATGCTGTGGCGAACAATGAGGACGAGCAGAATGCGGAGGAGAAAGAACCGTATACGCTCATTGCGGCGCGTTTCGGGGGTGACTTCTGATGGCGGGCGGGCAAATGTATCCCCTAAAGCCGAGTTTTGCTGGCGGCGAACTCACGCCTGCACTCTACGGGCGGACGGATTTACAGAAGTATGATGTAGGTGCGTCGACATTAAAGAATATGATTGTCCTACGCTATGGCGGGGCGACACGCCGCCCGGGCTTTCGTCATGTGGCAAAGACGCAGGGCGGGAAAAGGGCGCGCCTGATTCCGTTTCAGTATTCGACGGAACAGAGTTATGTGCTTGAGTTCACCGCTGGATGTATTCGAGTGTTTACAAAAGGTGGGATTGTTGTTAAGGATGATGCTCCTCTTGTGATCCCCACATCGTACACAGAGGCTGATCTATCGGATATCAAGTATACGCAATCTGCAGACGTGCTCTTTCTCGTACACGTCAATCATCCGCCGATGACACTCACACGCTATGGGGTCACGGATTGGAAGTTCGAGCGGATGGATATTGCGGGCGGACCGTTTGAGGATCCCAATACAAAAGATGGCTTAAAGATCGGAGCATCAGGTGTGCAGGGTGAAATCACGTTGAAGGCAAGCGTTGACTATTTCACAGAGGATATGGTCGGCAGTCTCATTCGTCTTGGGCATACAATGAGCGGACAACTTAAGTCAGGTATTCCAACCACACCGCTTGTCGTGCGATGCGTTCCGAGTGGAACAGTCTACGTGGAATCGTTCGGCTTCTGGAACGGCAGTTTTATTGTGGAGAAACATGATAAGTCCACGGATACATGGATTGCATTGCAAGAACAGCATGCCAACCGCACGCAGAACTACACACTCAACTATACAAACAAAGGTGATGATATCGTCGAGTATCGTGTGCGTAGTGAAAAGTTTGATACATCTGTATGGAGCAACGAGAACGAGCGGCAACGGGGATATGTGACCATCCAGACATTTGCGCAGGACTATTATGGCGTTGCGCGAATTACGGCAGTCAACTCCGCAACAAGCGCTGCGGCAACAGTAACGAGAGAACTTGCAGACACGGAGGCGACGAATGATTTCTCTCTCTCGGCGTGGAGCGCGAAAAAAGGCTATCCGCAAGCGGTGAGCTTCTTTGAAGACCGCCTTGTCTTTGCAGGGAGCAGAGCGAAGCCGCAGACCTATTGGGCATCGCAGTCGGGGGACTATTACAATTTCTGGGTCAATACCCCGCAGCAGGACAGTGACGCAATCACTGGAACGCTCTCGGGCGGGCAGATGAACGGTATTCGTGCCATTATCCCATTTGGTGAAATGCTCATGCTCACCTCGGGCGGCGAGTATAAGGTCGGCGGTGGCAACGAGACGTTCACGCCGACGAATCAAAAGGCAGAGCCCCAGGAGTATCGTGGCATCAACAATCTAACTCCGGTCGTCATCGGCGGGCGCATCGTCTATGTGCAGCATCAAGGCAGTGTTATCCGTGACCTCACATATAGTTATGATGTGGACAAGTACACGGGAGATGACGTATCTCTCCTTGCTGCGCATCTCTTTGAGGGGCATACGATTGTTGCGCTCGCCTATCAGCAGACGCCGAACACGGTTGTTTGGTGCGTACGGGAGGATGGCGCGCTACTGGGCATGACCTACATCAAGGAGCAGGACGTATACGCGTGGCACAAGCATACGACGGCGGGGAAATTCACGGATGTGTGCACGATCTCGGGCGATCGTGAAGAAGAACTTTGGGCGGTTGTAGAGCGTGACGGCGCGCATTATGTCGAGCAGATGGCTTCTCAGATACGCAATACCGCGCCTGAGGAGCAGTTCTATGTAGATGCAGGATATATTTATCACGGCACGGCAAAAGATACGCTTACGGGACTGCAGTGGCTCACTGGGAAGACTGTCTCCGTGCTTGCCGATGGGAATGTCCTTGCGGATATGCGTGTGAATGAGAGTGGTGTTCTACAACTGCCGAAAGCGTTCAGCAAGATTACAGTTGGTTTGCCCTTTGAGAGCACGATTCAGACAATGCCAATTGAGTTCAGCGTGCAGGACGGCTCCTATATGGGGCGCAAGAAACGCGTCTCACGTATGACAATCCTCTTCCGCGATACACGCGGTGGGCTCTATGGCGTGGGGGAAAAGAGACTTGATGCGATCAAGTGGCGCAGCACTGAGAAGTATGACAGCCCGATTGCACTTTACAGTGGGAAACGCCATGTCGTCATCCCGAGCGCAAGCTATGAGGATACAGTATATCTGACGATCAAGCAGACTGACCCGCTGCCGATGACGATCCTGTCCATTGTGCCGGAGGTGGAAGCGGGTGGCTAAGTTTACCTACCATGCGCCGACGGATGACGATCTCAGATATCTTGCCGCACATCTGCGCCCGGAGGATCGTCGCGAGATCGTCGGTATGACAGGACCAAATGTCGAAGCGGAGGTCATGCGCTGTTATTATAACAGTACGGCGGCGTACGCCTGTTACTGCGATGAGGTGATCATCTCGGCGTTCGGTGTCATTGAGACAAACCCGTTCCTGCGGCATGGTATCATCTGGATGCTTGCAACGGAGGAGACGGCAAAGCACAAAGTCTATACAGGAAAGAAGACGCGCGAAGGAATCCGCGCGTTTTTGCATGATTGGGAATATCTCTATAACTACGTCGACAAGGGGAATGATGCGACGATTGCATGGCTCAGGTGGCTTGGCGCGGTCGTCCATGAACCACAGCCGATGGGCCTCTATGGACTTCCCTATCACCTGTTCGAGTTTTTCAAAAAGGAGTGATGATATATGGGTGTAGTGCCAATGGTGATTGGAACGCTCTTTACCTCATGGATGCAGGGGCGTGCGCAGCAGGCGCAGGCAGAAGCGGCCGCTCGGCAGTCCGAACAGAACGCGCAGATCGCGCAGATGAACGCCGATAAGGCACAGGAGACCGCAGAGCGACAAGATGAAAACAACAAGATCAATGTCGAGAATGAACGGCGTAGGGCGCTCCTGCGGATGGGACAGCAACGGGCGGCAATCGGAGCGAGCGGGGTCACTGCCTCGGGCAGTGCTGCGGCGGCTCTTGCGGATACAGGATATGCGATCAACGAGCAGACAGGCATGGGCCTCTACAATGGTCGTCAGCAGGTCGATAATATGCTGCAGCAGTCGACAGACTTTCAGAATCAGTCCAATTTCCACAGTACAAACGCACGCAATTATCGGGCCGCCGGCAAGCGTGCAATGATGAACAGTATGCTCACAGGCGCATTCACTCTCGCGAGTAATCTCTATACAGGTGTAAGTTCTGCAGCACAGGAGACCGCAGAGGCGGCAGGCACACAGGTCGGTTCGTTCGGCGGAAAGGATTGGAGCACGGGATTCCACGGATGGGGCGGCAAGGACACGAGTTTCGGGCGTCACATCGGAAGTTATACCACGCGTGGTTATGGGATGCCGCGTCAGAGCACATTTTTTCAAATGAGATAAGAGGAGGTTTGCTTCATGGATTTTTCACCGTTTCAAAACAAAGAGGGCGTTGGTTCGCCTGCGGCACAAATTTCACGTGTGCAGTACAGTAACCAGGGGGAACAGGCACTTGTACAGGCGCAAGGTGAGACCGCCAACGTGCTTACCAAGGGCTTTACGGCGATGAAAGATCAGGTGGAGCAGACACAAGCGCTCGCTGCGAACAATATGTATAACAAGCTCATGAGTGAGGGTACATCTGAACTCATGCAGAAAAAAGAAGAAGGTGCCCTCAATCTCACGGATGACTACGACAAGCTCCAGAAAAAGACGATGGACACGGTATTTGCCAAGTATAGGGGCGTCCTTCGTTATGGCACGGGAGCTCGTGCGTTCAATGAGTTCACGGAGCGTGACAATGTAACACGTCGCGCGAATGTCATGCGGTATCAGCAGGAGCAGCTTGAGGCATATAAGAACACGCAGTATAAGAATGCTGTGGATGTTTGCCTTGACAATGTGCTTGAATACGGCGGGAATGACGCAGCTATCGACATGGCGATTAATCGTGGCAATGCTCTTGCTCTTGGAATGTACGGGGGGCATGGAGAAGAACGGGTCAAGTATGAAACGGAGCTGATTGCGCGGCAAGCCGTGGGGCAAGCAATGTCCCTTGCCATGCAGACGGCGGACTTTAAGCGCATGGATGAAATCAGCAATAAATATGGGAAGTATATGGATTCGAATCAGCGGACAGCGGCTCTCGGTGCAGTGCGCAAACATGCACAGCAGGAGATGGAGTTCAACGAGGCGCAGACAGCGATTAAGGAACTCGGGCTTGAGGCGACGCGGGAGCAGTATCGGGAGTGGTATATCAAGAATCATCATGGGAATGCGCCGAGTTTGGATGCTTTTGATGCCTTTTATAAAAATACAGAAGGTGCTGAATATCAGCTCGGTGCACCCCTCAATGGAGCGAATGGGAAATACGATTGTGGCTCGTGGGTTCTGCAAGCTGCTGCGCTCTATGGACTGAATCTTTCCAGTCGTTGTGCGGACGACCAATATGTTGAATTAAAGGGAATGGGCAGAGCGTTCAGCGACCCGAGTCAATTACGTTCTGGTGACCTAGTGTTCTGGACGGGGACGGGCGGCGAGGAAGGGCAATACGGCATTGCTCATGTCGGTATCTACAATGCGAAGACAGGAAAGGTAAGGCAGGCTGGTAATCACGGCGTTGCTGAGATTGATCTGAACACATATAAGGTCGTCGGCTTCGGGCGCGGCGTAATGGAGACCCCTCCGACCGAGATGGAGATCGAGGAGGGCGTTAATAAGATTTTTGCGGCAAAGGAACAACAGCTCGCAGTGCGTGATCGTGAGGATGGTCGACTCTATAATCAAGTGCTGAATGCAATGCTGGATATTCAAAGTGATGGGGCTTTTCATACGGTGGGCGAGTATCAGGCGATTGCTACGTCGATTGCGGGAGACAATCCGCGTGTTATTTCAAAGGCAATGAATCATGCTCTTAAAATGGGGCGTTCTGATCAGGCCTATGCAGATCAGCAGCAGGAGAAAGAAGAGCGTCGGCAGCTCAGAGCGATGCAGGCGCAGACGCTGGGCGAGTTTAGCTTCTACTTGTATAAGGAGGACTTTGCAAGAAAGCTCCAAAACGGAACGATGAAAGATAACGATGTTCTTGAATACCTTACCATAAATCCACAGCTTACCGAAAAGCAAAAGAAGGATCTGTTGGATATGTCGAAGGATTACCGAAACGGCGAAGGATTGTTTGCGTATGACCTCAATGCAATCAAGGGGGCGGTTAAGAATCGCTTCCCCGGTATGAATCAGGGGGACTTTGATGCATCCTATGCGATTGCACATAGTTCTGTTAATCAGCGTATACAGGACTATAAGTTGAAAAACAACGGACAAAGGCCGACACAAGAACAGGTGATTACTTGGGCGACGGAGGATATAACTACCGAAAGCTATTCGCCGGGCGGGTTCGGAGGTGGAAGTATCGACCTCAATAGAGCACAGCTCTATGACCGTGGAATCGAGAGCATTGTAGAGAGACCGGATGGAAAATATTCGGTTACGCTGACCAATGGATTGGGGACTTTCACTAAAACAAAAGAAGAGGTCACGAAAGGTCTTGTAGGCGGCAAAAACGGCTATGACATTGTGTTTGATAAATAACGGAGGGACGTATGAAACCGGAAGAAGCAGCAGAGCTGCATAAGAGAATACTCAGTGATGCGTTTAATCCTGAGACTGCGTGGTATCCGTATAATCCTGCATACCATAACAGCGACGAACTGAACGATATCGTAAACTATGCGCCGACAAGCGAATACGCGACCTATGACACGGGCAGACGTGACGACGCGGGCAATCCGATCATGAGCAGCGACGTGATGGATTTGATGATGACAAAGTCCTATGAGCCGCAAAAAGAACCGGATTGGTCTGTCTCTAATATCGCGGATGCGGTCTATACAAAGCTGCGGGACAACTTCTATGATGGCAGTGTTCAGCCCGTCGATTTTGACAATCCATATTACACAAAAGACATGACTGCACCGCCGGAGCCGATCACAGGGAAAGACCTCATCAAAGGGGCTATGCCCGAGAGTTTTCAGGCATCCAAACTCTATGCGGATTATTTCTACGGTGAGGACGAAAAACGCGAGCAGATCAAGAAAGCGCATGACCTGACGGGGATTCGCGCGGAGACGATTGCCAATGACCCAGATGTATGGGAAAAGGTCATGAAGATTGTCCAGCGTGCAGAAAAACTCAAAAAACTTCCTGGCATGGTAGATGCGAACGGCGATCTCAATATGAGCCGCGTCTATGAGGCGATGCCGTATCTTCGGGAAATCGTCGAAAAGCACGGAACCAATGAAGCTGTTATGATGCTCCAGAATGCCGAGGGGCTGCGGACTGTGGGCGATGCCTACAACAACGAATTTACCCGGTTTGCTGGAAGCGTAGCGACGGGTGTGGAGCGCGGCTATTATAACATTCGCAAGCAGTTGACTTACGCCAATGCGATGATTGGCAGGCGCAAACTCACCGAAGATGAGCAGAATTGGATTACGGCGCTTGACAAGAAGAAGGAGGAGTTGCCCGAATACTCCTATGGCGGTGTTGGGCAAGCAGTTGGTGCGATGATCGGCGGTGCCGCCGAGAATATCCCGATGATTGCTTCTTCGCAAGGTGCAGGAGGTACGGCGGGCGGTATCACTTTTGCTGTGACAAAAAGCCCGACCGCAGCGCAATGGGTCTACAGAATTGTTTCTACAGCCGTTATGGGGCTTGAGATCGGCGGCAGTCAGTATGAGGAGAATCTCAGCAAACTGGACGCAAAGGGACGCGCGATGTATACGCCGACAGAGGCGGCGGCGCTCTCTGCAACGCAGGGACTTGCCGAAGGTGTCATTGAGCAGCTTGCTTTGCAGAAGATTGCCCGCACGATTTTTGGACGTGGGGATGCAAAGGCACTGCGTGATCTCTATGCAGGTGCAGGAGCAAAAGATTTGGCACTGGCTGCAGAAGGGGCAACTGCAAACGAAGCGGCGCGTGCACTCATCAAGGAACGGATTCTTGGTGCGGCAAAAGCGGGCGCAATTACGTTTAATACGGAGCTGCAGGAGGAGTTTGCCCAGCAGGTCTCGGATATGGTCATCGAGAACATGGCGCAGATGGCACTCAAGGGGGACGATGCCGAGATTGCATCCGTCAGAGAAATCCTGCAGAAATCTACCACCGCCGCAATCGAAGCCGCGCCCTCTATCGCCGGATTCGGGCTTCTCGGCTTTGGCGGTCATGTGGGTGCCCATACGAATACGATGCTGAATGCTCGCTCTCACATGGAACAGCTCGTGAAGAATCGTCTCTATCGGAGTGTCAACGAGAATCAGAACCTCATCAACACCGTGGAGGCGGTCGGGGACAACCTGAAGAACGTGCAGGAACTCCAGGGCAAGGCCCCCGATCTTGTGAATGAGATGCTGGACTCGCAGAATCGCCGCTATGGGATAGAGACAACGGTCGTAGATATTGTGTCACTCAATCAGGAAGAGGGCGGCGCGGAGCTTGTGCAGGAGATTGCCGTCGCAAACAACATCAGTGCGGAGGAGCTGCAGGCGTGCGCGGACGGGACGGGGATGCTTCCCGTCAAAACGTCGACCCTCCAACAGATGACAACGAATCTGGACGAGGAGAAACGCAAGGCACTCTTTCAGAACATCACAAAGTCCTCTGATCTCTACACGGATAAGCAGACGCAGCAGGAAGCGAAGGTCATCAAGGAGATTCTGGGTGCATTCCGTGAGAAGACGGAGGCGGAAGTCGGCGATTCCGTTGACCGCTATGTCGAAAGCGCGTTCACGGAGGACGGGCACCGCGCCCTTGCACGGGATATCTTGCTCGCCGATGTGAATCACCCCGGAGCAGAGATTCAGCGACGTAAAAAGCAGCTGGATGATGCACTTGCAGAGCTGAATACCGCAGCACAGGAGACCGCAGAGGCGGCGGAGTATCTTGCACATATTCAGCCTGAGATTGACAAGATCAACGCGCAGAAGGAAGCTCTTTCGGCGGTCGAGGGCACAATAAAAAGCATCCAACCCGGGGACGTTGCTGCAACAGCAGAGCTGACCCCCGAGGCAAGAGGCGTATATCATGATCTTGCAGGACAGCTCAGTAATGCTAAGAGCAAGAAAGCCCGCACCGCTGCGCGTGCTTCTGCGCTTCTTACTGCGCGCTATGCTGAGCGTATGGCGAAAATTTACAGCGAGGTAAAGGGCGAGCCGTACACCGCCGCAGACTATATGCGCGAACATCTCCGTGTGGATGCGCGTGCGGATGACAAGAAAAGAGAGGCGGCGAAGAAAAAGGCAGAGGTCGTCAAGGATTTCATTGACACGCATTTCCCCGATGCCGCCGAACGCGAGATGGCAGTCATTGCAACGATGCAGGATGCCGTAAGCCCCGCGAAGGGATGGCGTAGGCTCTATAACGACTTTGTGGAAGATCGCGATGAACTTCTACGTCCTGCGCTGGATGCGCTGGGGCGCGGGATGGGCAACGGTGTCGATATTGTTCCGATTGATGATGATGGACGCGGAATACGTGTGTCCAATAATGAACCCTGGTATCGATACTTTTACAAGGAGAACGGGCGACCGCCGCGCAAGGGGGAACTCACCGACCTTGCCTATCGTCTCACCGTCGGTGATGCATCCGCACCGAAAATCGAAGGATGGGCGCCGGCATCGCAGGAAGATATAGACGCGATGGAGGCCACAAAAGGTCAGCTTGACGAACTGAACGGCTACATCCATACCCTTGAAAATATCAAGGAACGCATGATGCAGATGGATACGGAAGCGTTGAATCAGGATGAGGCGCAGACGGGAGTGTTCGGGGACAGGGAAAAAGCAATTGCTGTGCGTGAGATTCGTAATCTTGTTCCGCTGGAGGTTGTTCTAACGGGGAAACCTTTGGATAAGAAGGCGGCAGAAGCTGTTTTTTCGACCTTTGGCGAAGTAGAAAATCCGCGTTATGGAACGTATGCGACATTCCCGAAAAGTATGGTCGGCAAGATTATCAAGCATCGTGGTTTGGATGTATCTCAGATGCTTACTGATATTCCACGGCTGTTTTCTTCTTCTGTACTGGCCCTTGTTGAGCCGGAGTACAAAAAAGAAGGACATAAGGAACATCCTAATATACTTGCCTATCATCACTATGTCAATAAATTTACGGCGGATGGTACGACATACTATATACGTTTTTCGCTCAGAGAAGAGAAAACAAAGAACCGCGCAAAACCAAGCGCAAAACGCATTCTTCACTCGACGGGAATCAGTGATATTCAAATCTACGAGGAAAACAAAAAAGACGTTTCCTCTCAACGTATCCGGGTTAGTGACCCGGGCGAAGAGAGCAAAACGTCTTTTGTTGATCATAGATTAGCAGAACTTTTCGATTCTGTCAAGGATATTCCTGCGGATGAGAATGCAGAAACCTTAGAGCAATCCGCATGGCACGGCTCACCGTATGACTTCCGCGAGTTCCTGCTTGTGATGCTTGACACAGATGGGGAAAACGTTGAATTTGCACAGGAGGAGATTCGGCCACAGAAAGATGTTGTCCGCGCACAGTACGATGGTACAGCTCAGTGGATGAAAGCCCCGAACGGCGAGGACACGAATCTCACTGAAGATCAGTGGCTTGCCGTGCGTACGCCTGCGTTCAAGGCATGGTTCGGGGATTGGGAGAATGATCCCGCAAATGCGTCGAAGGTCATTGATGAGAATGGCGAGCCGCTTATTGTTTATCATGGAAGCGATGCAAACTTTGATGTTTTTGACAGGACAAAAGGGCGCGAAAATATGGACATTCAGGGAATGTTCTTTTCTCCGTGGGAGCTTGATTCAAAGGGGTATGGAAAAAATGTGCGTGCGTTCTTCCTCAACATCCGCAAACCTGCGGTAAATGGAAAGGCGTATGAGGCGTTTAGACGGTATGATGGACAAAACTATGCGGGCATCAAGGCACGCGAGGATTTGGAAAGCAACGGCTATGACGGCGCCATCGATGGGGACATGGAGGATGAGGATTTAGAGTTTGTCGCATTTGAACCAAATCAGATTAAATCTGCGACGGAGAACAGCGGTGCATTCTCTGCGGATGATGCGAATATCTATCATCAATCCCCAAAGGAAAAAGGATCTCCGAAAGGAAATATCACCGCGACGCGCGGCGGTATGCATCGGCTTATCTCTCTCATGCAGTCGGCAGATCAGTCGACGTTTATGCACGAGATGGCGCACAACTTCCTGTTTGATTTGGAGCACATCGCGGAGATTGCGCCCGAGAGCCGATACACGAAAGACCTTGCGACGATTCAGAAATGGGCGTCGTGGACGAAAGGTGCGGCAGATGAATACGCGGGGACTGCGTCTGCGGCAGAGTTCCGTGACCGTGAGGATAAGATTCTCGCGGCAGAGAAAGACGGCAACACGCTGGAAGCTGAACGCCTGAAGCATGAATGGGTTCAGGAGCGTTTTGCCCGTGGATTCGAGGAGTATTTGCGCAGCGGGGAAGCCCCTGCACAGGGACTGCGCGCCGTGTTCCGCCGTTTCAAGGCGTGGTTGACGCGGATTTACAAGGATGTAACGGGCGCGGGAGTACGTGCCTCTGCAGAGGTCGAGGCAATCATGGCGCGTATGATTGCAACAGACGAGGAGATCGAAGCGGCGGCGGTCGTCAAACGTGCGCAGCGTCTCCAAAAGATTGATCCTGAACTTCTCAATGCGGATTCTGCCGAGACGATGATTCAGTGGGAGACAGAGGCCAAGGAGCGCGCAAAGGAAACGCTGCTCAAAGAGCTTATCCGTGAGATGCAAGGGCGCGACGTTGACGCACACATGGAGGAATACGAAGCACAGCTGAAAGCTGAGATGCGGGAGAATCCCGTTTGGCAGGCGGAGGCGGTTGCGGAGACATTTGGCGTTGGTCAGGTCATCGCAAGCGGCTATTATCCTACGGTGGAGTCGTATGAAAAGGCACTCAAAGATGCCGGCGGCGGATTCGACGCAGCTTATAATCGTCAGATGCGCGAGGAGCGGGAACGCTACAAGACAGAAATGCCGAACGCAGAGGCGATTGCTCGGCGAGCAGAGGAGGTGCTTGCATCACAGGAATACACCGCGCGTCAGACGGCACTTGAAGGAGAGCTCCTGAACGAGTATATCAAGGCGTATGACAACGCCCCGCAGCGTCTCAAAGATGCGATGATCGGCGTTGCGCGTGCACTGGAACGTGAGGAGGATGCGCCGCTTGAAAAGGCGGTGACGGCTCTCAAGTATGCGTTCCGCTGGCAGGAGAAACAGGCAAAGGAGATTGAGGACTTGCGGATGCTCCTCTCTGCATCGAAAGAGGCGGGGGAGGAAGACCGTACAAAGATGCGCGAGAAGTTCGGGGAGGCGTTTAACCGACTCAAACTCTCTGCGGCGCAGAACCTCGAAGCCGTGCGCAGCCTCCGTGATTCGGCGGAGGGAAGAGTTGCTGCGATGCGTGTATATGCACAGCAGCACCTTGAGAACGCTCCAATCCACGAGGCGACGAATACGCGTCATTGGATGCGGCAGGTACAGAGCGCCGCAAAAGAGACAGAACGTCATCTCACGAATATGCTCCGCAAGAATAATGGAATTGAGAAGGAGGACAAAGGCGACAAAGACCTTGCGGCGGCACGCACGGCAAAGACCCGTCAGCTTGCGATGGAGGCAATGACGCACGAGAGCGTCAAGCTGAAGCGTGAGCTTGATCGTATGGTGAAATACTTTGCCCGCCGGGAGAAGAATCTTGCCAATGACAAGACGGGCAAGATTGACGGAAATCACCGCTATTTCATTCATCATTTACTCTATGTGTTTGGTCTTCGTCGCTCCGATGGTGTGCCTCTCATGGGAGAAGGTGCGCGTAGCTGGTCGGAATTGATGCAAGAGATCAAGGACTCCAACGATGGCTTTGATGGCGTGGATATTCCCGAATGGCTCACTTCTGCGGCAACGTCCCGCGATACGCAGCGAAAGTATACGGAACTTTCCATGCAGGAACTCCGTGATCTGCGTATGCTCGTTGAATATCTCTATGTGACGGGGCGCAACAAGAACACGCTCCTCACATCAGGTGAGAACATCGATGAGGTTTCGGCTCGTATGTATCAGAACTATGAGGAGCATATCGGTGAGCAGGACGGCGGAAAAGAAGCTCACGCCTATATGGTGCAGCTTTTGAAGCCGGAAACAATGCTCAAGGTCATCGGTGGCAAGAGCGGTGCGATTGTAGACTATCTCTACAATACGCTCTTTGATGCACAGGAAAAAAAGACGGAGGCACTTGAGGAGAACGCAAAACGATTGGAAGTGATCATTGGACAATACTACACGCAGAAAGACAGGCGCAAAGCGTGGAGCAAGAAACTGGGGATAAATCTCACGGATGGCACAGAACTGACAAAGGAGAATGTGCTCTCTATGGCTCTCAACTGGGGCAACGAGGGCAACCGTTCCCGCCTCGTCGCAGGTCTCTCGACGAAAACACCGTATATGGAGAAGGATGTCGAGGAGATTTTTGCAAAGACGATGACCAAGAAAGACTGGGCATTCGTGCAGGAGATATGGGATTATCTCAATGAGCACGGCGATGCGGTCAATGAGGTCGTCGAAAAGAGCGCCGGCACGCCGATGAAGCGTGTTGCACCGGATGAATTTACGATCGAGGCATCGACGGGAGAGTTGCTGACCATTCGCGGCGGGTACTATCCGATTCGGTATGACCCGAAGCGTTCTGAGCGTGCAGCAGATCAGGAGCTTGCAACTGTCGCCGAATCGGTTGGCGGCGCTATGGCGTTTGGGTCTGGAATGGGCTCAACGAAGAACCGTGCAAACGGGGCTCCGCTGGGGCGGCCGCTTGACCTCTCTTTGGATGTCATGTATCGCCACATTGATCAGCAAATACATATTGCTACGATGCGCCTTGCTTGCCGTGATGTCTATAAGCTGCTCAACCATTCGGCGGTTAAAGAACCGATCTTGCAGACGCTCGGAAAAGACGCCTATGACAGTCTGAAACGATGGGTTGAAAATACATGGCAAGAGCCAATGAATAACAATCTTTACATTGAGACTAAAGCGGAGGAGTGGCGCGCGAACACGGTGACGGCGATTATGGCGTTCCGTGTATCGACTGCACTTCTCAACGCATCCAATATTATGCCGATGGCAGATCGCCTCGGCACAGTCAATGCAATTCAGGCGATGTTGCAGTATCTCCGGCACCCGCAGAGGATCCGTCAATTCGTACTCAATGATTCGGCGTTTATGCGGAACCGTGCTCATAATATGGATCGCGATCTGAATACCAAAGGAAAAGACATTTTCGGCGGAAAGAACTCCGTTCGGAAGTGTCTTATTAAGTATGGGACATGGCTCATGGAGGAGACAGACATGCTCTGCAGTGTGCCAACCTATTATTGGACATATCAGGGGCGGTACAACAAGGAGGTAGCGGACGGGACAGATGAGATTATCGCCCGTGAGCGTGCGCACCGAGAAGCCCATGAAGCAGTACGTTCAATCTTCGGTTCTGCAGATTCGATTGACCGCTCGGCGGTGCAGCGTTCGCAGAGCGGGCTTGTCAAGGCGTTTACGCCATTCTTTAGCTTCTTTAACGCACAAATGAACGCGGTGTGGGAGAAGTATTATGCAGGGCGTTATGATAAGCACAAGAGCAGCTTTGTCGAGCGTTATTCCGGGTTTGTTCGTTCCTATCTTTTCCGTTTTGTCGCAATGGCCGCAATCGAAACGATGATTCGGCAAAGCCTTGAAGCTGTTTCGGCGGGAAGTGGTGATAAAAAAGATAAAGACGAATGGTATAAGAAATTTTTGAAGCAGTGGGCGGCAAATTCTCTCGGGAGCGTCGCAAGCGGATTCCCGGTGATCAATATGGTTGGCGAGATCGCACAAGGGATGATTACAGGAAAACTGCAACAAGGGCGCAATAGCGGCGTTGTATTCGCGGCCGTTGGGCGACTTACCGACCCAATACAGATGGCGTATTCGCTGCAAAGCGATAAGTCCAAGATTGACGCGATTGATTTTGGCCGCGCGCTGACAAAGGGAATCGCAGGAACGATGTATGCTGTTCCGGATACCTTGACCGATGGCTTCTGGAATACGGCGCGCTTCATGGCCGACAATTACCGTCTCAATAATCCAGATGATCTGCGTGAATTTATCGCAAAGACAATTCTGGATAAGAAACTCAAACAGAAATAGGAGGTATCAACATGACTGTTGAAAATCCGAATGTCAAGAATACGTATGGGGGGAACGGTTCTACAACCGTTTTCCCTTTTACATTTCTGCTCAACTCTGAGGACGTGAATAATGTTGTCGTCACGCTGACCAATGAGGACGGTGCGGAGACGACAACAACAGATTTTGTGTTGTCACTAAGCGATAAGAGCGTGCTCTATCCAAAGAGCGGAGCACAGCCGCTGCCGAACGGGTGGAAGATTACAATCCAGCGTCAAATCCCTTACACTCAAACACTCAATCTGATTAGTCAAGGGATATTCTATGCCGAGGACATAGAGGCACAGCTTGATCGACAGGAGATGCAGATACAGCAACTCGCAGAGATTGTCGAGCGCACTGTGCGCGTCGCGATCAGCTCTGACATTGACCCTGCCGAGCTGATTGCAAAAATCTTCCAGACGGGTGTTGATGTTGCTGCGCAGCTTCTCGCCGCACAGCAAAGCGCATCTGCGGCGCAGCAGGCCGCACAGAACGCACAGGAAAGCGAAAGCAACGCGTCGCTCGATGTTGTCCTCGCAACCAATGCAAAAAATACCGCAGAGGAACATCGGCGTGCCGCCGAATCCGCCGCGGGCGCAGCGCAAACGGCGCGAACGGAAGCAGAGCAGAGCAGACAGGAAGCCGGCAAAAGTCAAACGGCAAGCGCCGCATCCGAAACGCACGTCAAGGCAATGGAGGAAAATATTACCTCCATGAAACAGCACATCGACGGAATCAACGTCGAAGTCGACAAAGCCGAATCTGCCGCAAAGAGTGCACAGGAAAGCGCAAAAAGTGCCAAAGAATCTGCCGCCGCCGCACAAAAAGCCGTCGGTACCTATTCCAAAGCCGATCTGGATAAAAAATTCCAGGAGATCGACCAACAGAACGCCTCTAAATTTGTCGCGAAATCCGGCGACAGCATGACAGGTGCGCTCACGGTACCTGCTCTGACCGCTACCGGAAAGATCAAAGCTGATGGCGGAGTAGAGGGAAATGCCTCGACGGCGTCGGCACTCAGCACAAATGTCCTGACGTTTGCCAACGGAACAAAAATCTGGGTGGAGTGAGATCATGGCGGAACTGGTTAAAAAACTCAAACTGCAAAATACCAAAGGCGTCGTCGAATCCTGCACGCTCTACTCAACAAAAGAAGAAGCGAACGCAATGGGCGGTGTCCTGCCGCTCCATGTGGACGGCGTCGACTGCTTCACAGCGCTGGGGGCTGTCACCGAAAGCGAAGCGACCAGCGGCCGGCAGGAGAAAAACGGAGTATCGCTTGCGATCTTAAAGCAGGGTGGAATCACGCCGGGGAGTATCACCGTGCAAGGAACGGGAACATTTACCGTCCCGAAAGGTGTTGCTGTTTTGCAGCTGACATATTTAAACGTAAACCAACAGAAAATCACTAGCTATGTAAAAGTAGAAGCAGGGAAAACGTATGGATACGAATCAAATTATGTATTTGCGGGTCATGCTGGCGGTCGTATAGTCAAAACAGTGTTTGGTAATTTCACTTTTCAAGCAGGCGGCATACACGGAGAACCAATAGGAAGTGGACCATTACCAATCACCATCGCATGGTCAAACAGCATCAATAAAGAGACGCCCAACGGCACCGCATAAAAGGAGAGCACAATGAACAAATACGCAGAAATCCTATATGGCAAAGTCCGCTCCGTCCACGAAGATGAACGCGACTTTGATACATGGCGAAGCATATTCTCGCCCTCTACCTACTGGGTAGACGTCACGGGCGTGGAATGTAAAGTCGGCTACGTTGTCACATTTGACCCCAATATCGGACTTGTCCTTAGTCCTCCGAAAACGGAGACACCAAAGGGAGAGGATACGCACCCGACGGAAGAAACAGCCGACGAAGAACGCGTATCCATATTTGAAGCTGTCGCCGCACAAGAAGTGCGCCTCGCAGAAATCGAAGAGGCCCTGCAAACACTGAAAGGAGGTGAGAAAAAATGAAGAAGTACAGCTATATGATTCCCGTCTATGCATTCCTCGTGCGTCATGAAAAATACGCAATTTCTGAGGAGAGCAAGACGGAAGGACAAAAAGTCGTGCCTGTCATCTATCAAGAGGATGTCGCCCTCTACATTGCGGAGCATGCGGAGAAAGAAGTGTAATCACAGGGAGTAGGGGCGTTACTCCGTCGGAATAGCGCCCCTATGTATAAAGAAACAATTAGGAGGCGCAACGTGGCAAGAGGAGAAATACTGGCCGAGCTCGAGAGCATCAAAGCGCAGATTAAGATCCTTGCGGAAAAACTGCCGATGGGACGCGATCAGCTCTATGCAATCAATGAGCGGATTGCCCGTCTGGAAGAAAGCACAAAGTCCGCGCATCATCGGCTGGACGAATTTAAGCATGACGTCTGTTGGACGATTGGGATGAGTACGACCATCGTCGGCATCTTCGCGTCGATTCTGACGTGGGCGCTCGGAGGAAGGTGAGACGATGCTCAAAGTCTCACAGTGGCTCAGGAAAGGCAAAAAGTACCTGCGCAACATGACCAAAAGTCATGCGGCCATGCGTTACATAGTATGGTATGCGGCGATGCTCGTTATCGGCTGTACCATCTACGTTAGCGCATGGCTCTATGATTGGTATACTGCGCTGCGGCCCGATCTCGTGGAGTTCCGAAATTTTCTCCACGAGATCAGCGGGGCGGCATGGATTGCGGCGATTGGTTTTTTGGCCAAAGCGTTTATTGACCAAAATAACAACGGAATCCCGGACCAATACGAAGAGAAGGAGGACAAGGATAATGGAAAGAGTAAACCTGAAGGACCTGCATCTGACGTATGATGCGGGAAACCTGCAAACGCGCAGAGCAACCGATATGATTGTCCTGCATCACACGGGAAATCCCACGGATGATGATCTATCTGCGGAGGAGATCAACGCATCGCATCAGGCGCAGGGGTGGACGTGTATCGGCTATCACTATGTTGTGCGCAAGGATGGAACAGTGGAGATTGGCCGCCCGCATTGGACGATTGGTGCGCATGCGGCGGGAGAGAACTCGCACACAATCGGCATCCACGTCTGCGGCAATTTTGAGATCGGATATCCGACAGCCGCGCAGATTGAGAGTACCGCGATGCTGTTGGCTAACGTCTGCACGGATTACGGACTGCCGATTGACCGCGATCACATCGTCGGGCACAGAGAGCTGATGGGGACGGCGTGCCCCGGGCAGAATCTATTTGTGCAGATGGATGAGATTGTCGGCAAGGCGAATTTTTATGCCAATCAGTGAGGAGGTGAGCGAAATGCTCCAAAAAGCAAAAGACTTTGTGGCAAAACACAAAACAGCCGTGCTGGCGATCCTGTGCATCCTGCTCGTCGGCATCGCATACGCCGTCGGCAGACACTCCGCGGCAGATACGGAAGCCGAAAAACCTGCCGTCATGACGCAAGAGCAGACGCAGGATGTTAAGACACTGCGGGCGCAGCTGGACATCAGCAAGAGTAACGCTGAGACATTACAGCGGCGGCTTGCGGACGTGCAGGCGGGACAGCACGTTCCTGCGGCTACCTATTACGTACAGGCGCAGACTGTTGAGAGAGCTGCGAAGGCCGTCGAGCGGCAGATCAAGACGGACGACCCGACGCTGCCGAGAGCAGCACGCGAAAAGTCTGATCGGACGGTCGTAACACCAATCACGATGGACAAGGATGGCAAAGACCTGCCGCCCGAACAGCAGAAGGTTGACGTCTATAAGGTCAACCTGCGCAAAGATCACCGCATCAAGGCGGGGGCAACCGTGATTGACGGCAAGGCGCTTATGTCCGTTGGCTACGAGCAGGGGCGTTTTGAGGCGCTTGCTCACCTTGACGGCGGACGTTACAAAGGTGTGACCGTGATGTATAACATTGCCGAATGGTAAAATTTCCCCGGTGTAGAAAATCTACACCGGGGCTTTTTTGTTTTATAAAGATGTTTTATACTATGGGGGTAAATAACCTGTGAAAGGTAGAGATATTCAATGAAGCCTTATATAAAGAGAAAACATATTATCATTTTAGGTGGATTGGTGGTGCTTTTACCAGTAATACTTCAGTATACTGTTTTTGCAAACAACATCATATCAAATACATCAAATGACGGTTGGGCTTCCTTTTTAGGGAGTTATATTGGCGGGGTGTTTGGTGGTGGAATGACGTTGACGGCTGTTTTGATTAGCATTCAAGAAACAAGACGTATACAAGAGGAAAACAAAATAGAGAGTAGAACCCGTTTAGCCAGAACAGAATTTCGAGATTCTATAAGGACAAATAAAATCCAACATGAAAATGAGATTCTGCAGAAACGTAAAGAACGTATAGGTTTTTGTAATGAGATAGCTGAATTAATTGGACGTTATTGTGCTGATATATCACGATACTTTTATGACTGTAGATTTGAACCCAAATTGGCCGACAGAATCGTGAGTAACGAATGTTTTTTTATACTCAATATAAAATTAAAAGACATAGATATTGCGAAAAACTTACTCGATGAATTAAATGATGTTCATAATGCGGTATGGTCGAATGATAGAGAGCTCGAGTATATCACTGAAGCTACGTCTAATTTAATGACTATAACGGTCAGCTTTATCAATGCCTATATCGAGGATGTGGATTTGACATCATAG